GTTCATCAAGGGTATTGCAACGACTCCGAAGCTCGATAGCTATGATGATATCATCGCTGGCGGAGCTTTCGAACATTCAATTCGCGATCGTGGCGTTACTGGTCCGCGTGGTATCAAGATGCTCGCACAACATGACAGTCGCCACGTTATCGGCAATTGGACAGAATTGAAATACAATGGTGATCCGCTTCATGCGGAAGGTCAACTCGATTTGGACAATCAGAAGGGATTGGAGTATTACAATCATATCAAGAAGGACCAAATCGGTTCTCTCTCCGTTGGCTTCCGAACTCAGGAGCGCACGTACAACGAAGATACATATGTACGAACAATTACGAAGGGTGATCTTCGTGAAATTTCTCCAGTCACTTTTCCTGCAAACGAAGAATGCGTGATTACTCAGGTAAAGAGCGATTACGGCAGTGACGTAAAGTTGTCGGATATAGAGAAAGAGATTGCCCAACAGTTTGGGCTCTCGCGTAAGCAGTCCTGTGGACTTATCCGGGTGGTACGTTCATCCGGCCTGCTTGCCTCTGCCGCGGTTGTCCCTGAGACTGCCGCGGCACCAATCGAAGTAAAAGATGAGTCAAATCTACTCATCTTGAAAATGATTGAAGATATGAAGCATGAGATGCTTCTCGAACACATTCGCCGGGTGACAGAGAGCATCCGAGGTTAATTCAAACGCAAGAAATTGCGTTTCGAAAGTCGTTCATTGAACGACTAATATGTAGGCCCTTTGGGCATGACGCAAACTATTTCTCAACAATCATCCCAAAGGATCAAGATTATGCCCGAACCCACTGGTTCCGAAATGCTGACGAAGGCGGTCTCTGGATTGCAGGACGTTCTGAATACGTCCATCAAGACTCAGAACGAAACGATCGTTGGCCTGAAAGTCGAACTCGACGCCGCAAAGAAGGCGAACGAAGAGGACAAGAAAAAAGTCAGTGATCTCGTCACCACGCTTACGAAGGGTTCGGAAGATATCGCCAACCTTCGCGGCGTCATCGATACGATGAAGAAGCAACTCGATCAGCCGTTGCTGACGGGAACGCAGACGGAAGCGCGCGACGCTATTCGAGAAACCGTCATTCTGCATATGCGCGAAGTCTTCGACGCCAAGCATCTCGGCAACGAGGAATTCAAAGAGAAAGACTGCGACCTTGCATTCGTGCCGGATTTGATTACGGCGCAACGCAAGATGGTCAAGTCTCAAAACGACTCGGATATGCGTCATCGTGTCTCTCAGTTGAGCGACGCCGAAAAGAAGTCAATGACCATGAGCCAACTCGACGGCTTCATGTTCTGGCCGGAAATCTCCACCATCATCCGAACGTGCTTCCTCGAGCCGATTGGACTTCAGGATCTATACGACAGTTTTCCGATTGCGAAAATGTCGTTTTTGTATCCTTTCATAGCCAATCACGATCTGCTCGGCGGCTTCATCTGCTCGGAAGATTGCGGCACCATCCAAGCTGCAACAAACAATATCCACTTCAATACGGTGCGCGCGTATGATTGGCGCGCTACGTTCTGCACGACGCTCGCAACTCTCGAAGACAGTTCCATCAACATTCTTACGTGGATGGCCAACGAGATTGCGTTGTCGGCGCGCATGACAATGAACCGTTCGTGGATTAGCGGCGATGGTATCAATCAGCCGAAAGGTTGGCTGAATGTCAATACATTCCCGACGGTGACGACTTCAACGTCCGGGCGTGTTTCGGCGGCCGATCTTCGTGCATTCATGAACAGTGTTCCATACGAATACGGCAACATTATCGGCGTGATGAACCCGGATACATTGGCGTACTTCGCGTCAATGACGGATGCCATGGGGCGCTTCATTCTCGGCGACGATCAACTGTTCCTGTTCCAGACGGAAATTACGGACAACCGTATTCGTCTGTCTCGCTATCTGCCTCCGATGCTCGCGGGTGCTGCTGCTGGCCAGTGGGTCTCTGGCTCGTTTGTAGCAGCGGCGGCGAATTGGAAGAAAAGCTACATCACTCCGATCCGTCGGAACATGATGACGCAAATGCTTCCGCAGGTTAATGGACCTTGGTGCCAAGCGTGGGCCCATTGGATGCAGATCGGCGGAGATATGGTGTGCGGGCAAGCTGGTCGCATACTTCAAATCCAGTAATTGATTTTACTGCAACTTCGTGGCGAGTGTAATGCTCGCCACGATGAATGAGCGCCGCTAGTCGCCCACTAGCAATCGAGCGGCAATCGGACACTAATACCGTATTAGTGCAAAAATGTCGGTTCCGTTCTTTCTGGCAAAAGGTACATCACAATGTCTCTCTATAATGATGGCTATTCCAGTCACGCCGTCGCTCTCGCTATCGGGCTCGGCTTCGGTTCGGTCAACTTCACTCAGAATGCGACCAACAATCTGCTGGCGACGGATACTTTTCAAATCGGCAATGCGACGTTTACAATCGTTGCCGCGATTGGAACCACACCCGGCAACGTTCTCAAGGGCGCGAATTGGCTCGCGACCATGACGAATATCATCAATGCGATGCAAGCCTCGATTTCGGGAAGCGGCGCAACTGCGAACTATATTCCGTTTGCGCTCGCCTCCAATGCCGAGGGCGCGGTAGGAACGACTGTTGCGACGTTTACCGCTCTGCAACCCGGTGCGGGCCTCGCGTCCGTCTATACCGCGAGCGGCACGTCCGGCGGCACGTTCTCCGCCGCCTCTTTCGGAAATGCGACCGCTCAGACGCGAGCCGTAGATTGGACGGTTGCAGCCGGTCTCAGCGTGCAGTTCGAAGTGACTGCACCGATTGAGAATGCCGCAGTCTTCCAAGTGTGGTCGGATATTCCGAGCACTGGCAATCCGTGCGTTGCTTCTGGCGTCTCCGGAAATCAGAGTCAGATGTCAGATACGGACATTTGCAATCCCCTGACCGGCGCTGCCGAACCCATGACCATCACCATTCCAGTTACGGCAGTAACTCAGGCGATGAACGTTCAGGGATTTTTGGCAACGACCTATACTTCGCCCGTCGGCGCTTTCTACCAGGGCCGTCCGCGTTGTCTCGGCGCGAACTCATTCATCTTCGTCAAAGCAATCAGCGGCGACGTGGAGAATGTCAACATTACCCTTCTTCTCAGCCGCTTGAAGTACACTTCGTAAGTTCACTTCAGCGAGCGCAACGCCAAGGCGCTTTCTCATGATCCGATCCGTCTCGAAGACAGTGTACCTCTATCCTGGGGATACCGCAATCGTAATCGCGGAACTAATCCCTAGGGTGGATACACTAGCAAACTTCTCTATCGAAACTGCTTCTCCTGGTAGTTATTGGGGAACGGCAGTTCAACAATTGCCTACTGATACGTTAGTTCCTAAGACGATGCAAACAGCTTCATACGCTGGCGTAGTTCATGAGTTGGAACCAACGAAAGAAATTAAATTCAAGTGCTACTTCGGAACTTGGATTAGAGTTGTTCAATATCTCTCACGGGATCAAATCCCGTCCGTAAGTGCTAAAGTCCGACTTGATGCAAAAAAGTTAGAACGCTTCAAACGGTTTTGGCGTAGAGAGATAATAGAACAACCCCAAGAAAGGTTATTTCAATATGCTTAAAAAAACTCTCGAAGGTCTGTATGTTGACAGACTTGGTTTCGTTGCGGCGATTATGCTTCAATGGAACCAAAAAGTGAATGGTGTGGAACACTATACGTTTTTAGTTTCTCCATTCAATTCAATTCCACACGATATCGTCAGCAATGGCGAAGATGACAGTGTTCTGTTATCAAAAGATATGTACCAAGTTCTATTGGCTAGAAAGGTCGCACGTCCTATCACGGACGAAGAAGCCGAAAAAGCCAATAAGAATGCGGATGCGATGGACGCAAATCAAATCAATGCTGCGAAAGAAGCAGCATTTACGGCTGCAAACGTCGAAGCAGAGAAAGCCAAAACGGCGATCGATCCGACGGCGAAAGCAAAACCCGTCCCTACAACTTTGCAACTAGCTGATAAGCCGTCTCTGACGCAAGCTCAGCTAGCTCTCATTGCCGCGGCGACTGGCGTTCCGGCAGTTTCGAAGAAAGGATAAGTTATGTATCTTTGGATGCGACACGGGTGCTTGCCCGTTGGAACTCCTACCGTGCTCTCCGTCAACCCTTCGCCCGCGTTCGCGACGATTGCGGCTGTCAACGGCGTGCATCCGTAACCTTCGTCTGAAGGCCCTCAGACGGAGCGGCGGCGCTGCTATCGATACAACCCCTGTCGGCAGTAGCGCCGCCAACGTCAACGAAGGACTAAGACAATGATTTTTTTCGAAGCTGACGCACGCGACAATTTTCCAAACGGTTCGAACGACTGCAATTCTTGTTGCAGTGAATATGCGTCGGCTGTTCCGGGCGAGACAAACAAATGGCGCATCTCTTACGCCAAATGGCTTGCACCAATTCGCGGACGTGGACTTGTCGCGCCGATTGTCTTCTCTTGGCAAAAGATGACGCCGAACCCTCCCGCTCCATTCCCTTTGGTATTGCCGCCGACGAATACCGACTATTCAGCGCAAATCGGTGCAAATACCGCATACAGCGGCACCGTTGCAACAAATGGAGTTTCTCCGCAATCGACCGCATTGACGTTTGCGCTCGATCCTGTAAATCCACCCTCAAATGGCGTGCTCGCCATGAATACAAATGGTACATTTATCTATGTGCCTGATGCTGGATATACTGGAGTCGATACATTCGGCTTCACAACGTCCGATGGAGTGAATGCACCGATCGAAAATATATTCACTCTCGGTGTTGACACAATTATCGCTTCGCACTTCGTCGATACATTGCCGCCAGGTGTCATCAATCTGACGGGTGGTGAAAGCGCACTACAGGTTTATGAAACGCCGCTTCCTCCAAATCAAGGATCGATTTATGTCGATCCGACGAAGGTACACATTCGCGGGTGGCACGTTGAATTTGTTGTCACCGTCTCTCCGGAAACGCTCATCGGTCAAATCTATCGTATGACGATTGCAGCGCAAGCAATGGAATGTGAAGGTTCGTTCCTTCGACATATTTCTTCTTACGATATTCTCACTACCAAGTGCGGTGTGCTGCCACAATACGGTGGTTTCTAACCATGGTTGATATTCGTCAACCGACAATGGAAGCATTGAGCCTCGAACAAGTCCTGCCGTTGGACTTGGTTAAGGTTCATTGCAAAATTGACGACTTGCCGGGTATTACAAATTCTCAACTTGAACTTTATCGTCAAGCAGCATTTGAAGCCGCGGAACTCTATACCGGACGAATGTGGTCTACTCGAAAGAAGATCGAACAAGATATCAAGTCTCCTCGTTTTCGTGGTATTTCTCAAGCAGCTATTGCACGAATTCAAGTTGAACTTGATTATATTCCGGTTGATGGAGTTGTTAATATATTCGGAACGGCAGACAATCCGTTGTTTTGGCTTGACGGAATGCAGTTACCGATTATGCGTCAACCGATGTTTCAAACTATTTTGTTACCGCCCGGAGTGCAGAACTTCGAAATGGCAAACGATCTTATGTTCTTTTCGTTTGATGCCGGGCGCGATTGCGGAATGATGGGGAACGTTAGGCCGTTTGAACAGCAAGGCGCTCGCGCTAGTTATGTAGCGGGTCCAAAGTCGGCGAAAGACGTTCCGGCTGGCGTCAAACTTGGTTGCCTCAAGTATATTGCTTGGTCTGTTGAAAATCCAGGTGATGCGTTTGTCCCTATGGTTATTCGTCAAGTTGGCGTAACAACTGTTTCAAATGATCCTGCGTATTCATCCGGCGCTATCGATGAATGGCGTAGGCATAGAAGGAACATTGCGCGCTAATGTCTAAGCAGAATATGACTTCACTGCTTAACTTTCGGCACCGTATTGTTCTTTCGAGAAGCTATACAGAGTCGCCTACTCCAGAAAGTACGGACATTGTTATAGTGCGAGAGGCGATTAAAGAAGTCTGGGCGTCTGTAACTCCGGTAAAAGGATCATTCTATGTGAATGGTCAAGCTATGCAAGAGAACCGAAATGCGTTCTCTCATTATATCGTGATACGATATAATCGTGATATGGATATCACTGGATATGCTTGGATATATGAAACGCGTCCATCCGGCAAGCGTTGGTACAAAGTGCTTGCTGTAGAAGAAATGGGTGAACGCGAACGGTTTTGGCAGATACAAGTTAGGTTGACGCAGAAATCTGACTTGGTTAATCCGCCCGGTAATATTCGACACGCTGAGTTGCCGCAAGGCGCGAAGTTATGAGAATAAAAATTGTTATTCCAAAGTTTCACGCTGCATTCAACGAAGCGCCTGTTCGTATGTTCCTTCGTGACGTTGGCGATAAAGTGAAACAAATCATGGTGCAGCAAGCGGCTGCACCGAAGACAGGTAGAGTTTATCTTTTGCGTGGAGGCACTTATCAAGCATCTGCTCCCGGCGAGTTTCCCGCAAACAAGTTTGGCCATCTTTCTCGTTCATACCGCTTTGAAGTTGAAGCGCGAGAAATGAAAGTTGGGACGGACGTTCTTGTTTATCCTGCATATCTTCGGGCTGGTACTCAAAAAATGGCTCCGCGCAAATTTTTGCGGCAAGCACTCGGAGATGCAATGGAAATGGAACGGATGAAACGCCCATTTGCAGAATGGCGCAAAGGATGATTGACGATCCGAATGTTCCCGCTATTGCAAAGTTACTTCGCGCTCGGTTTCCTGAGTTGGAACAGCGTGCATTTGCAATTATGGAAGCCGATCTTACCAAAGAGAACATGCCAAATTTGCCGTTGGCATTTGTGGCGCTTCTAGGTCTGGCGGCTGAAAATCAAAGCAACGATGTTAAAACACCTCTTGATCTACTAGAAACTATTTGTATTGAATTTTGGTTTGAACCAAAAACATACAAGTTAATGAATGGTGGCGTATCACCATTCTATGCGTATCAACCCTATGATAAAATTATGGAGCGTCTGTTTGCTGCTCTAAATGGATTTTTTACGCCAGTTAAAAAAGGCGTTCGTTTCATTTCAATGTCAACATCGAGTGACGAATTTGCCTTGATGATCTCATTCAAGGTATCTATTAAATGGCGCTGGTGTGCTGAAATGGACGATGAAGCAAATCCTATTCGAATTGCATTTAACGTTGACCCGCACGTTATGCAACTGCCTGGCGGAAAAGACTACATTCCGCCAGACGAATGTACTATCCAGGGGCACGCGTTACCAGTTCCACCCGTAATATAGGAGAGTTGAATGTCTACTGAAACCAAATTCGTCATTGTCGTTCCCGGCAAAGTTGCGTACACGTCCCCACAAGCAAAGGAGAAATTCACTTCCAAGCCGAAAATGGTGATCTGGAACAACTATCTCGAAGAACTTCTCACGGTTCATCAGGATATCCAGGTCATCGATCCGCGAGAATACCTCGCGAAGCCGAAGACAAAAGAGGCCGTTCACTCGGCCTAATAGTCAACCCTTCCTTCATCTGAATACGAGAGGATTTCAAAATGTCTATCGACTCACTGAGGGACGGGTTTGTTACACTCTGCCTCAACACTTCGCTGAATGTCTACAATGGTGCCTGTCAGATGCTTGTAGAAGGGCAATTCGTTGCCCCTGAAAGCGGCGGCGCGACCGTAAACGTTCCCGTACTCGTCAACAGCATCAACGATTGCGATGCAATGTTCGGGCCGGGTTCGGTTCTTTGCGAGTCGTTGAAGAAAGTCTTCTCTGAATGTTCCTCGAACATTCAGGTTTGGGCTCTCCCGCGCGCGGATGCTGCCGAAGCGATTGCGGCGACTTATACCATGACCATTACCGGAACGGCTACAAGCCCCGGTGTCTTCTCTCTGTTCATGCTCGATGGCGAATACAACATCGAGTTTCCGGTCGCTATCGGCGCGACGCCTACCGTAATCGCTGCCGCGATTGTGGCGGCGCTTCCGTATAACTTCCCGTACACGGCAGTTGCCGCCGCTGGCGTCATCACTTTTACGGCTATCAACGCCGGAACGTGCGGCAACTATCTCGCGCCCGTTTACAACTATCTTGGACTTCAGAACTACGCGCCCGCTGGCGTTTCCGTCGCGTGTGTCTCGGCAACTGTCGGTTCCGTCGATCCGACTGCATTAAACTATGCGACCGTCTTGGGCTCTTGCTGCTACAGTATTTATGCACTACTATCCGGCAATTCGGCTTGGCAGTTGTCTCTGGAAAATTGGATACGGTCGGCTTGGGCCTGCAATATTCCTGCCGGTTTCAACAATGCCGTCCCCCAGTGTTTCGGGCATGGATACACCTTCAATGCGGGTTCGCTCGGAACCGTTCTCTCGGAAGGAGACAACGCGGAAGTGTTCTGCCGCATCGCGTATCCTCTCAACGATCCGAACGCGCCATACTTCCTCACGGCTGCATTTGCGGCCCGTTCTGCGTGTTCCGCTTGCACTTCTCCCGAACTCAATGTGCAAGGACCGGTTGACGGCACTCTTACGAGTATCAGCCGTCCGACTTCGTGCGCCGAACCGTGGAGTTATAGCGCGCGCCTGACTTTGCAGAATGCCGGTTTCGTTACCTGGGGTCCGGTTACGAATGCAGCGTCGCAGTTGACGAACCCGTACATCTATCAGGATATCACGAACAACCTGACAGATGCGCTGGATCGCCCGAATGCGACTTGGCAGTCTACATCTACCCGAAGATGGGCGGCAAACTTCTCCAATCTTCTTGCTCAGTATCTCGACGGGACTTTCAATGGTCTGTCGGCGTACAGCAACGGAACGCAAATCAAGCCGGGCATTTTCGGAACCACGCTTAACATGATGCGTGCGAAGATCATCGCTTGGCTGAATGCCAATTCCGGCAGTCTGATCTCGGCCATTCAAGACGTGAATGCACAAGTGCAACTCACGGCGAGTCTGGATACTTCGCCGCCGTGTCGCGGCATTCCCGGCAACTATGCGTTGACGCTTGTTGTGCAGCCTCCGGTTCGCATCAACAATATCGCGACTACGTTGTTCCCGCAGTTGTTCACCAATTGCAACAACCAACAGTACAGTCAGGCGTACCAACTCGCTAATCAGTAAGCTAGTTGGTTCCGCTTCGTCGCTGCAATTCTTGAACTTCAAAAGGAAATATGAACATGGGAACTTGCCAAAATCAAGTAGGCGTCCTCAACTTGACGCTCGCTTTCACCAACTGCGATGCTTCATCGGATAGCGGTGGAGCAAATATCGCTGCGCGTACTCACGTCATGGCAAAAGATCAATTGCCGATGTATCTGGCAGTTGCTTACACTCTGGTCGGAACAACGAACGGTCGTGCGAAGCGGCAGTACGCGAACGCCAAGGTCAAAGTTGACGTGTCCCGCGACCTGAGTATTCCTCTCGCTTACTATCAAGGCGCGGCGGCAATCGACTATCAGTGCGAACATCTGAGCGGCGCCGTCGTTACCGGATCGAGCGGATACGTCATTGGCGCAACAGAGAGTGACGGCGATACGGTGACTATGAACATCGAGTTTGCCACACTCAATGAACTTCTGCCGGCGAACTCACTGGCACAAGTCAACTAGAATACCTAGACAACTCTGAGCCAAGCAGAGTTTATGAAGTT